GAAGGTGGTCAGCGTTGGACAGATACAAGACCTCGCTGACAAGTGGCAGCTAGTGCAGAACGGCATACGCGGCTCGCGTGTATTCCTTGACGGCAACTACAACACAGGACAAGTGCAGCGCATCGCAGCAGAGAATGGCTGGATGGTATTTCGTGGCGACAAAGCCGCTGACTTCCGACACCCAGACGGCTTGCGGCGCATCTACTCGGACATGCAATACATTGACATTGGCGAGGGAACAAGCAACCCGCGCAGCAGGTATGTGGGACAAATTAGATTCAGCAAGAATGCTGCACTCAACAGACTCTCGCTTATTCGCTCAATCAAGCTGGAAGATGATTCGCATGTATGGACGTATGCTGACAACGCCGGCTCAGTCTACGAGAGACAGATTAATGCCTGGCACAAGATCAGCAAGACAGCTCCAGACGGCAGGAGATACTATGACTTCATCAACCGAGATTCAAAGGATGACCATTACGGAGATACTGAACAACAGCAAATCGTCTGCGCAGCTATGGCGGGGCTAGTGGGCGTGGATGGCATGGATGATGAGAACAACGAAGATGATGCATAAAAATCAGCATTGCAAAAATGATTGCAATGTGTATTCTGACTCAAGATGAATATTTCAAAAGCTTCTTCCAACCTTAGCTTGACCGCTACAGGTTCAACCACGCGCCCAGGATATTCTGGTTCTGTCTCTATTAGCTCAGGCACAAGCGCGAATTATTCAACATCTGACCAAGCCTACCAGACATATTTTTTGCTTGCTGGCACATCAACAGCAGCCAGCTTGGCACTGACAACCGGCGACGCATCTGGTGACGCATGGACATCTGGCGTGCAGCAGGTGGAGACAGCAACCGCAGCGGGCACAGTCACAGGAGCTGGCAACGGCAAGGCTACAATCACGGCGGCAGGCTTAACAGGTTCACCGCTTGACATCACGTTTGCCGTTACCGATGAAGTGGCAGCAGACTGGGCCGAGCTTGCACGCGCTGCAATAGCAGCCAACACAGACGTTGCAGCCATGTTCGATGTCAGCGGAACATCCACGGCAATCATCCTCACGCGCAAAGCTTTGGCAACTTACATAGTCGGCACAGACTCATTGATCATGGCATACGCTAATGATGCAACGCTTAACATCGCACTAGACAATGACACCAGCACAGGCATCACGACAGCAGCCACATCAGCCAACACCACCACAGCAGTCGAGGCAGATGGAGCATACATCTGGAATGATGACATTGACTTTGAGGGCGTGGCACTAGCATCACCAACTGCAGTTTATGCATTGGCTATTGACCACACAACGCAAGACGCAGCTGGGCAGACAGTTGATTATACCATCGGCACAGAATACTCTGGCAGGCTCACAGCAAGCACGACTCAATCATCTAACTTGATACTCAGCTACCCAGATGCGGCGTCTATACTTGACACACTAAGTTTTACGGCAACGTCTGACACGGGGCTTGTGGTTGTCACAGTGGTGGCAGAGGAATAATTCCAGCATTGACAAACCATTAAATTCAAGCTTTAAATAGTTTCCACAATATGCGTGCATTGCTCTTTACAATCTGGGTTCAATCAGACAAATCCGTAACAGCTACCTTGGCACTTCTTGAGCAGCTAACCGTAGCACAGCTTGAGACAGTCCAGCAAGGTGGTGCGCGTATGATTAACGCCAGCCTATCGGGCAAGAGCTTCTCCTATGAGCTGCCACCAAATTGGGGCGCGTTTGATTTTTCAGAGATGATCCGGCTTGCATATAAGCGCATCGCTCTAGGCGGTGCAAGCGGTGGTCAGATGACAGATGCCGAGTTGCAAACTTACGTGCTCGATGGCAACAATGAGGTGGTTGACACCATGACAGCAAGAATCTCTTACAATAATACAAGAAGTTAATCATGGCAGTCTCACCACTTAAATCGACTTACGGCAGAGCAAGCGAGCGCGGCAACCACCAATACCGTGGCGGCTCCAGCGAGTTCTACAGCGGCGGGCGTAACGATCAGCGCAGATTTAACACGCGCAACTTGTCGCAAGACATTGCCGACATGATGACCCAGCACCGTCACAAGATGATGCTCGGTGACTCACGATATATTTACCAATCATTCAGCTCGATTGCAGGCGCGGTTAAGCAGAAAGCAAACTATGTTTATGGAGGTAGTTGGAGGCTACAATCACTTAGCTCCGATACCGACTTCGCACTTGCAGTCGAGGAAGATTTTAAAAAGCTAGACCAAGCATTCGACTTGCGCGGCTCCAACTTTGGATTCAGAAAGAACATCTGGCGAGGCAGCAAGCTGCTTGACGTTGATGGTGATTTCTTTGTGATTCTCACTGAGCAACCAGACACAGGCTTTCCCAAGCTGCAATTTTTAGAAGCTCACCGCGTTGGCGACTGGGGCGAGTGCCGTGATGGTTACGTAACAGACAACCCAGCATACAACGGGCGCAGAATACTCACAGGCGTTATCGTCAACGACTACATGGAGCCAGTGGCCTACAGAGTTAAAGACGGATCACGCAAAAAAGGTTTCCAAGACATCCCAGCAAATAGCATGGTTCACTTCACTGACATGGAGTGGTTCAGCCAGGGGCGCGGCCAGCCAACAATAGCTGCGGCCATCCTTGACTGGTATGATTTATCAGAGACACGCGACGCGCAGAAGATGAAGCAGAAAATCAACAGCATATTAACGCTGGTTGAGTCTACTGAATCAGGCACGCGTGACATCGGACGCAACGCACTAGGCATGGGAGGCGGCGCAGATGCACCGGCAACCACCTACATGGACAGCGGGATGATTCGCATCATCAAGAATGGTGGCAGCCTCAAGGCACACACCGCCAATGATCCACCAGAAGGCTGGATGAAATTCACTCAGCTTGTCGAGCAGTCGGCATTCTATGCACTAGGCTGGAGACGTGAGATGCTCGACAGCTCCGCAGTTGGCGGTGCAGGCGTTCGCGGCTTCTCTGCCGATATTAACAAATCAATAGCAGCACGCCGCGAGACATTAGAAAGTGGATATAAGCGGTGCGCACAATACATCATTGCCAAGCGTGCCAAGATGGGCGTCTACTCATTGCCAGAAGACTGGTGGAAAGTAGCATTCACCAAGCCAGCAGAATTCACCGTTGACGAGGGTAGAATGCGCAAAGCAGACCTTGAAGACCTCCGCGCTGGCATCATTACAGCCACAGACATCACCGAGCGCAGAGGTGACCATTACGATGACGTAATCGTGCAACGCGCTAAAGAACTCGCCATGCTCAAGAAGGTGGCAGAGGAATACGGCCACGAGCCTGGCGAACTATCAATTCTTACTAAACCTGGCGACATATTGCCAGAAACGGAAAACACCAACCCAGAACAAACAGATGACCAAAACATGGTACAATATGACAGCAGCCGAGGACAACTCCTCCGCTGAAATCAGCATCTATGACGCCATTGGCGGTTATGATGTTAATGCGAAGCAATTCGTTGACGAACTAAAGGAGATTGACGCAGAGGTAATTAACCTCCGCATCAATTCACCTGGAGGCTCAGTCATTGACGGCAACGCAATGTTTAATGCACTGCAACGCCACCCAGCGAAAGTAGTCACCCACATTGATGGATTAGCTGCCAGCATGGCATCAGTCCTAGCAATGGCAGGCGACGAGGTTCACATGGCAGACAATGCATTGCTTATGATTCACAACCCATGGACAATGTCTATCGGTGACGCTGATGAGCTAAGAGCAGACGCTGACTTGCTTGACAAGATGAGCGCCAGCATTCTCAGTGCATACGGACGCAGCCAATACGAAGCAGACGAACTCAAGGCACTCATGGATGAGGAAACCTGGTTCAGTGCTGAAGAAGCATTGGCAGCCGGATTCGTTGACCACGTTGAGTCTGGACTCCGCGCAGCAGCTTCTGACATCACTGCACTTGCAGCATCCTCAGAATTCAGCGTGCCAGCCGAGAAGCAAATCGTTTCACTAAGCAAGCAAATTGAAGCTATCACCAAAACAGGTGTTGAAGTTTCAAACGAGCTTGCCGAGCA